TTGGTTCATCTGCAACTGCAGGTATTGTACGTGTCGATGTTCCACCTTGCTTACTCATGTATGATGCATTGAATTTCAATACAGCATCTAATTCTGCAACTAATTCTAATGTATCAAGCATAACGAGATTGTATTCTTCTGTTGAATATGAGTATTCAACTACAAATGCAAGAGATTGACTCTGTACCGTATTACTCACAGTAAAACTGTGGGTATACGAAGAATCAACAACTCCACCTGTTGAAACAGTTCCTAATAAGCTGTATAAAAACAACCCGAAACTATTTGCTCTAACCTCTGCTTCCATATCACCACCGCCGAACTTGGTTGTTACAAACGCTTCTTCTGAATCCGCTAGTACTCCCATGCCTGCATCTGACCGTGCCTTGATAACTTGGTCATCAAAACTAAGGTCTGTGTATGGTAAAGCATATGAGGGTGTAGCACCTGAACCTCTTACGGCTTCTTTTGCTACTCCCAATTTTACTAATCTACCGCTAAACTTTGACATTTATAATTCACCCCCTTAACTAAGAAATATCTATACTTACTCTAACACGCACCTCTATCTCTGCAGTGAGTAGGTTTTCTTCTTCTACCTCAGCCCATTCTGAAGGATGTGCAAACACACTAATATACGTGTATGAGCTTGGTAAATTGATCCCTATTGTTCTTGTATCAGACCCTTTCAAGTCTTCTTGATCGAACGTGTCTAATACAGTGTCAACTAGGTCTTCCAGTGCATTCAACGCTGATTCTACGCCTCCGCTTTTTGTTTCATAAAACACCCGTACAGTGAATCCGTATATCCGTATATTTTCTTTTGTTGTCTCATAATCCGCTTCACTGTTATTCGGTACAACATACGCACTAGGATAACCATTGAACTTGAGTGTCGGATAACCTTTCACTTCCTGTAACTCAGTTAATGTATCTAATAACGTTTTTATTTGTCCTCGTAATGTATTAAAACTCATAATTTCTTGAACGCTTTGGCGTACTCCTTATCTATACGACTAGCAATCTTTTCACCTGTTTTCTTTCTGAGCATTAAGTCTTTGCCCTCAGTCATAAACGGTCTACCTTTCATTTTGTATGTACCCCAATGTACATATCCTGCATAGAACACGTTTGTTCCTACCTCAGCACGTATACCTTTTGCACCTAATGGCATTGATACCGCTATTCTAGAACGTAGCCTACCAGTATCAACTGGTGTCAGCTGTTTGGCATACCGTTCAGTCATAAACGCCATCTCTTGAATAAACTTTCGTACTTGTTCTATTCCGTTCTTTGTACCATTAAGTAACGCCTTCTCTAGTGCTGACAATGTTGGGTTATATGTTACTTGTGGCATTAGTCATTGTATTCAACTAAGATAACTTCCTTATACCGATTGATACCAAATTGGTAGTCTTTCGGTGTGTACTCTATCACCTTATAAATGTTACCGTCTTTGTCTTCAACCTGATCTCCTATGCTTATTTCAAACCCTTCTGCATCAAAATACGCTACCCATACTCTATCTTGATTCGTATCAATCAATGACCTCGATTCTCTATCAAGGGCTTGGATATGCACATCAACTGTTGCTGTTGCTTGGAATGCTTTACGATGACCAGACACCGTTCTGTATCGTCTGATTGTTACCGTATCTACAAAGAACCTTCGTACGCTCATGTTCTCATACCTTTGACACTTACTCTGGCATACTTATCTAGAATCTCTTGCATCTCAGGAGATTCAAACACACTTGATGTGTATGATACCGAGTAATCGCCTATACTCTCCTGTTTAACGTTAGGGTCTCCTTTCCTTCTGTTCCATGCACTTGCACATATTCGCCACATTGCCATCTCTACATCTCCCGCTTCGGTATCTGTTAAAAATGTACTTGAATTATCAAACGTGAACCCTGCTGTATAAGTGACTCTGTATTTTCGGGGTGCTGATGTGAATTTTGAACCTTTTACATATTCAAGTAACCCTGACTCATAATGGACAAAATAGTTGTCACTATCAATGCTACTCCAATCATCTTCGTTCCCTGCTGAAGCTCGTCTACCTAAACTGACAGCCTCACTTGAATCAACAGGGTACTGGTTCAGTTGCAAGAACTCAGACCCCATACCATCATATACTTCTTGGGTGTAAGTAGTCTTCTGGAACCGTCTTTGACAGTAGTTTTCTATGTACTCGGTAGCACTATCAATGATTCTCTCAATAAGAGTCTCTTGTACTGCGGTAAGACCCGATAACCCTAGATACTCTTTCAACCGTGTAGGTGTTGTTAGTGCATAGCTTTTGACTGCCATTATTTCGTTCTGTAACTCTTCTTGCTATCTGAAGCCAACATCTTGTCCTCAGATTGCTTAACTTCTTTTACTGGTCTTGGTTTGTATATCTTCGCTAACCCTCGATCAATTAGACCGTGAGCTTCGTTCTTGGTAGCAACAATCATGTCTCCTACCTTGATAACAGCACCATGAAAACTGAACTTTTTAATTGCTTTTAACTTTATCATTTGAACCTCCTTCTGGTAGAAAGGCAACTCCGACCAAAGCAGTTACCTCTCTGCCAGAAGGGTAGTTACCTACCCCTCTTTGTCAATGTTAAGCATTGATTAGTTTAGCAAACGGTGTGGTTAACACTGTTTTACCATCAACTCTAATTTTTGCTTTAATTTCCATTGCGTCTCTTCTCCATGAATCTCCACCTTCCATCGTTGTTCGTACAATAAGTTGTCTACGATCTCCGATGATGTAGTAACTGAAGTCTCCGTACACAAGTTGGTTGTGTCCAAGATCGTTCTGTTCCCATAAAGGATACCCATAAAGTCTTTCAGGTTCACCATTTTCAGGTTGACCTGCTGACCAGATATAGTTGTTATCTGTGTCTTTTACTTTACGAAGTGACTTGATGACGTTTGCAGGTGCTACGAACGCTGATCTTTTTGATCTGCGTACAGACTGAGGTACTCCGTATATCAAGTTGAGGATGTGATCGAAACCGATCGCATTGCCTGCATTAACTGATGTACCAAGTGATCCCATTAGTCCTGTAGGTTGACCTGTACCTGATCCCGTGAAGTATGCTTTGTCTTCCACTTGACCGATTCGCTCAGCGAATAATTCCACAATAAATTGAACGATGTCAATATTTGCGTCTTCGATAAGTTCTTCACTCAAAGGAAGTAAACAAACCAATTTGTTAGGACTTAAGGTAACTTGACCGAATTCTGCTGATGAGGTTGTTTTTGATGCATACTCATCTGTCCAATATGCTTCTGGTTTCGCTGTTAGCGTATTCAGATTAAGCGTATCAGTGGACATAGGTATTACTCTCGCCAATTTTCTCATAACAGAATAGTCAGGTAGGAGTCTCCATACTTCTGCCCTCAATTCTTCAGGCACAAGATACCCCCCTTGTGAGTCAGTTCCTTCTACGAGTGCTTTCGTTACTCGTTGGCTTTCTGCGTCACGTCCAATCATAGCCTTGAAAAAGGTTACAATTTTTTCTTCTTTGCTCAAAGAGTTCAGATCAGAAGGATATTTAATACCTTCAAAACCGCTTTTTGGGTTGAAGAATTTGCCTTTGATGTTCTCTTGATCTGTTACTCCAAGACCTTTCTTGTCGGCTATTGCCTTAACAATTTTGTCTCCGAGTTGATCTAGTAACTTTTCATCAACATTCACCTCAACTTCTGCTTCTTCGGTTTTTTCACCTTCTTCTGTTGCTTCTTCTGCAGTTTCAGTAGCTTCTGTTTCTACTTTTTCGTCTTCTATTTCTTTTAATGCTTTCTTTAGTTGTTCTTTTGTCATAATTTAATTCACCCCCCTAATAGTTAACTTTTTTATCCCTACACTTGTAGGCTTCGTTGTAAGCGTGTATTTCTTTGCTACTTTCTTTTTCTTTGGCTCTTCTGGTGTGGGTTCATCAACCTGTGTCTCATCTTCTTGCGGTTCATCTGTTTCAGGTTCTTTGTCATCTGTTTCTTCTTCCCCTATATCTGCAACTTGTTTCTCGCATTTACCATCAACAATCGTACACTCATCCCACTTCACTGGTTCTACTCCCATCCCTCTCAATTGTACTAACGCATTAGGGTTAGCAGGTACTGCCACTGCAGATATTTCTATTAACTCTGACTTGGTGTATGTTGTACCGTCTTGTTCCATAGGTATAAACCCAACTGAAAAGGCATTCAAAAACCCATCTTTCATCTTGCGATATATTTCTACTGCGAATTTATCTTTCATGTCAAACTTAGGTGTGAACATAAGTGTCTTCTTATCACCGTCACCTTCAAACCATAGCTTAACTACTTTACCAATCGGAGGTCTGTACTCTCTGGAATTATGACCCCATAACAACATCGGATTCTTCATGAAGTTCTTGAACTCCCAACCTTCTGGGTCAATGCTTTCACCTTCACGGTCAATGATGCCATCTGATGCAATCGCTACTTGGATCACACCTTCTTCTTCAACGTCTTTGATATATGCTTTTGTAATTAACTTATTACTCATAGTATAAAACCCCCTTTTTTACTAAGTGGGATGGGTGTAGTTCTAGACGCAAATACCACTTTACCCCCATCCCAATGAACAAAAAAAGCCCTAAACCAACACACCAATTATTGATGCATTCCTTTAGGACTTCATGTGAGTCGTTGTGATGTTCTGTGACACTCTTATTCGGTTTTTCTGTCAGCTTACGCTTACCTTCTTTATACCTTTCTTAGGTGCGAATGTCAATTTCATCTTTGTACTGATGACAAAGTGAACAATGTTTTTACATCGACTACATTTGATTGATATTTGTTTCCCGTCAAAGTTCTTAGCTAAAAGCTTCCCACAATGGGGGCAGTTTATCTCTCGCATAGTTACTCCCAATGAATTATATATTAATTATCTATCATCTTAGCCAATTTGTTTTCTATTCATAAACTACTAATACATCTGCATCTTGATCTGCTATCTCTATTGTAAGCCCGTCACTAAATGGTAACCCAAAGAAGTCTATTACAAGCGGTTCTGTCCTAGCACCTTGATTACCACTAGCCCAAATTTGTGTGTCTGTTGTTGCTGTGCCATCAAAGATGTTTATGTCAGCACCGTTTGTTATTGCACTTATAACCATACCTTTTAATGTTCCTGCACCGTACTTACAAACTGTTTCCGATGCCCCTGATATATACTTTGAAGTAGGACTGGTTGATGCTTGCCCTTGTCTTTCAATCAACATAGCATGACAGTGCATTAACACATCAACGTCTTGACTGTTATCATTTATGTTTTCTATTCTTACTGGTAATGTAAGTGTATTTGAAAGATGACCTGCACCTATCTTATGAAGTAATACCCCGCCTACATACCAGAATACGCCTACTGGTAGAAACTCAATGTTTATCTTGTAGTCTGTGTCTGCGGTAGGTGTGAAAGTAGTTCCCATATTCCCGTTGAAAGTTGTGTACAGAGTATCAGACCCCGCCCTTCTTGTACCTAAACTGAATGTCGTTCCGTCTAGTTCGCAAAAGAAACCATTAACAGCATCGTAAGCACCTACCCGTCTGACATTATCTGCTGTA